GGCAGATTTCGAAGTAATTGGAACGTCCAATGCTGAACTTGCCGATTGGATATATTCAAATTTAGAACCAGATCAGCTCATCCTCGAGTTCTTCGAGCCTTCAGAACCTAATAGCGGGTGGATTCATTGTAGTTGGGTTCCAGATGGAAGACGAGCACAATTTTTACATGCATTTAAAAAAGATGGGAAAACACAATACAAACCAGTCATTGGTAAAGCGGTTGACCTCTTTTAATCCTGTTGCGAAAAATCTAAGGTCTAGAACTTACAAACCAAAAGTGATACAATCGAAGAAGTTGTACAACCGGAAAAAGGTGAAACTTTACGATCACAATGCCCGGGCAAAAAAGGAGCAATATGAAATATAAACAAGGCACATGTTGGGATGGATATGTTCAAAAGGGCATGAAGAAAAAAGGCAAAAAGATGGTGCCAAATTGTGTTCCTGTAACGAAAGCAGCAATGGGAAGAGCTGCATTTAGCCAAACAACATCAAAAGCACCGAGTAAAACTGTCAAATCAGAACCTTATATTGGCTCATACATTAAATCAGAAATTGATGGAAAATACATATCGAATAAAAGTTATGAAAACTATTATGGTGAATTATTAAAAGGTTTTAAATAATGTATAAAAAAATGTTACTTGGTGGTCTTTTAACAACAGGAATCAAGGCTGCTGTGAAATCAAAACCATATCAAATGTATAGAAAAAAAGCGATGAAGGAAACTGCTGACTTGTATAAAAAAGCACCACAAGCTGATCCAGCAAGAGCATCTTTAAAAGATAAAAAATTTATGAGAGGACTACAAAAATTAGATACGCAAAGAGCTAAATCTAAGAGATTAGTGGACATGACACAATTTGTTTTAATAAATGCTAGAAAGGCTGGAAGAAAACCTGCAGTAAGAGAAATGAGAAAATCAAGAAGAAGTTTAGCTAATTATGTTATAAGTTTGAACAAAAAAGCTAAAGCTATGATGACGAGAAAATTAAAAAAGAAAAAATTAAACTAATATGGCAACATCGGGAACAACAGCATTTGATTTAGATATAGATGAAATTATATCAGAGGGATATGAAAGATGCGGAATATCTACAAACTCTGGATATGATCTAAGATCTGCAAGAAGAAGTTTAAATCTCCTATTTGCAGAATGGGGTAATAGAGGCATACATCTTTGGAAAGTTAATTTAAATACTTTAACACTTGTTGCAGGACAGGCCGAGTATAGCACAGCAACTGGAGTCAATGATGTGCTTGAAGCTTTTATTTCTTCAACTGCAAGTAATACAGGTGAGAGAACTGATGTATCTTTAACTAAAATAGATAGATCTGCATACGCTGCTTTACCAAATAAAGGTTCACAAGGACAACCATCACAATATTATGTAGAGAGAAAAACATCACCAAAAATATTTTTATATATAACTCCAGATACACAGACATTTACACATTTAAAATATTATTCAATAAACAGAATCGAAGATGCGGGTTCTTACACAAATGAGGCAGATGTAGCATATAGATTCTTACCTTGTATGTGTGCAGGTTTAGCTTATTACTTATCAATGAAAAAGAATCCACAATTAACACAACAAAACAAATTAATATATGAAGATGAACTAAGAAGAGCTCTTGAAGAAGATGGTCAAAGAGCATCTACATTTATTGCTCCTCAGTCGTTCTATCCAACGGTAGGATAATATGGCAAAATACGCAACAGGTAAAAGATCACTAGCTATATCAGACAGATCAGGACAAGCTTTTCCTTACACTGAAATGGTAAGAGAGTGGAATGGATCATTAGTTCATATTTCAGAGTTTGAATCTAAGCATCCACAAATTCAAAGAAGATATAATACTGCTGATGCAATTGCTCTACAAAATACAAGAACACAAAAATTTCAACAACCACAAAAAATAAGTTCTATCAATCCGTTAGCTCCAGGTGATAATACTTTAGTATCATCAGGCGGAAGAGCAATAACAATTGTTGATTTAAACTTACCTGGTAATTTTGCTTTTCAAACAGAAAAGTTTTCTTTTACAGGAAATGGAATTACAACAACTGTTTCCTCTATGTTTCCAGAAAATCCATCAGCTGAAAACAGAAACAGAGAAGCGAGAATAACTTTAAATAACGTAACGGTGAGTATTACATAATGGCAATAGCATACACAGATTTTTTAGCACAAGTTAGAAATTATGCGGAAGTAGATTCTAATGTTTTATCTGATTCTTTGATTGCACAATTTATAAGAAATATAGAATTAGATATTGCAGGTAGAGTGGATTATGATGATTTAAGAAAGTATGCAACATCAAACTTTAACGCAAATAAAAGATATTTACAAATGCCATCAGACTTTTTGGTCATTCGTTCATTACAGGTTTTTGCAAGTTCTTCTTTAAGTTCAGCAAGGACATTTATGGAAAAGAAGGATACAAGTTTTATTACAGAATTTAATGGATCAGGAGCAACAGGTCAGCCAAAATACTATGCAAACTGGGATGATGCTTCTGTTGTAGTGGCACCTACGCCAGATCAAGCTTACGCTACACAATTAAATTACATTATTGATCCACCAGGTTTTACATCTACCAAAAACACATTTATTTCTACATATCAAGAAGCAATGTTGCTTTATGGTGTTCTATCTGAATGTTTTAATTTTCTGAAAGGACCCATGGATATGTACAATCTATATAAAACAAGGTATGATAAGGCTATTGAGGCTTTCTCGTTACAACAAATGGGTAGACGTAGAAGAGCTGAATATGACGATGGTGTACCAAGAATTAAAGTTCCGTCTCCATCGCCAAATTAATTATAAGGAGAAAAATTATGGCAATACAACAAGCAGTTTGCAGTTCATTCAAAAAACAACTACTTGAAGGAGACATGGAGTTTCAAAATGGTGGTGATGTATTTAAATTAGCACTTTATACAAGTGCGGCTAACTTATCAGCAGCAACAACAGCATATCCAGGAGATTCAACAGGTGGACAAATTCCTGACACAGGATCATACTCTCAAGGTGGTGGTACTCTTACAGGGCAACAAACATCTTTAGATACTGGAGTAGCAATTGTAGATTTTGCTGAACTATCATTTACTGGTGTAACTCTTACAGCAAGAGGAGCATTAATTTATAACACTTCATCTGCTACGACTAATGCAGCAGTTGCAGTTTTAGATTTTGGTGGAGATAAAACAGCTACAGCAGGAACATTTACTATTCAGTTTCCTACTTTTAATTCAGCAAACGCTATTCTAAGAATAAGCAGTTAAGGAGGAGTGCATGGCTCTAGTCATTAACGATAGAGTTAAAGAAACAAGCACTACTTCTGGTCAAGGAACTCTTAGTCTAGACGGTGCTTCACAAGACTTTATATCTTTTGTCGAAGGAATCGGCACGGGTAAACAGACTTACTATGCGATCGTTGAAACAGGTAATAATCTTTTTGAAGTAGGAATTGGCACAGTCACTGATGGCACTCCAGATACGTTATCTAGAGACACAGTAATAAGTAATTCATCTGGAAGTTTGTCAAAAGTAAGTTTTGGAACTTCTACTAAAGATGTGTTCTGTACTATACCTGGCAAGAGAACAATATCACCAGTTATGACAGCAACAGAATTTGTTGTTACACATAATTCAACATTGAGTGAAACACAGACTATGGACTCTGGAGTTCTTGCAGGGCCAGTATCAATAACAGGAACAATAACAGTAACAGGTAATTTAATTATATTATAATGAGTGTATTAGAAGTAAATAAAATTATTCCACAGTCTGGCACAAGTGTGCAAATTGGAGAAGCTGGTCAAAGTATTAATCTACCAAATGATAGTGTACCAAACTCTGCTTTGGCTAATGAGTCTATAACAATAAATGGTGTAGCTGTGAACCTTGGAGGATCAGCTACTATTCCAACTGAAACACAACCGACTATAACTAGTTTTACACCTACTGTAATTGATGCAGATGTTGGTGGAACAATAACTGTAACAGGCACAAATTTTTCATCAATACCAAAAGTTGAATTACAAAGAGCTAATGGTGCAATACAAGATGCAGCATCTGTAACATTCTCGAGTGCTACATCTATTTCGTTTACGACT